CTTATAATTGTCATTATATCCTCCTTTCAAAAGATTAATAATTACAACTAAAAAAAATAGTTTAACGTCATCTCGGACAGATACTACTAAGATAATCTTCGTGCATATTTTATTTGTACTAAACATATACTTAAAAAATTATTCAATCTTTCTATGATAAATACTGTGATAGTGAAACACTTATCCCAAAAGTATAATGGTAAATTCATAACTCCTCCTATAAAGGGTAAAAAGTTAATAATTAAAACTAAAAAAAATAGTTTAATGTCATTTCGGACGAATATTACTAAGATAATCTTTGTGAATATATCTTTCTCACCAAACGTTTTGATGAGAAATAACACACTTTTTTTCCTATTAACATTGAAAGATGGAAACACTTGCTCCAATATGAATATAATCTTCCGTTATATTTCACATTGTTTAATACCTTTAAGATTAATGTTGTAATCTTAAAAGCAATAGTCCAAAAGTATAATGAAAGTAAATTCATAAATCCTCCTCTAAGGGGTAAAAGGTTAATACTTCTAAAAAATATAAAAATACCGATATGTAAAAAAAAAAAAAAAGAGATAAAAGCTTCTTGAAAATATATGAACATATAAGTATAAGCATTGAGACTCAATACCTACAGTCTTTATCACATACCAAGTGGTTCATCCCTCAATGGATGGCTTCTATCTCCCATAAATAGTAAAAGAATATAAACTAAAAAAACCATATAAATTAATATATGGCTTTTAATTGTTTCAACTGCATTGTCTTGAGTTGAATATTGCGATAATCATCAGCTGTTTCGGCAAACATGGTCATCTTGATCATCTGTGCCTTGACTGCATTATAGCTGGTTCTCATCCCCTCTATATCATTCCTCTCATTAGCCATTCTCATGGTGTTCATGAGAGTATTGATCTCTTGGGCATTGATCTTCTTCTGCTCAAGTTCCAGTACTTCCTTCGGTGATAACTTAACTTCACCTTCCTTGACTGGCTCAGGTGTCATTTTTTTGACTGCTTCACCAATCATCTGAGCTATTAACTTCTTATCTTCTGCTGTCATAGCATCCTCCTTTAATATAATTAGTTCGTTAATTAATAAAATTGCTGCTCTATAACCTCATACTTGAGCAATGTGGCAGTTTTCTTGAGTCTATACATCAGAACATCAATAGAGGAGTTACGTCCATAAATATCCACACAATTAAAAAAACTAAAATCATTTACAACGTAAAATCCTATATAAAAAAACCCGTTTACCGGGTGGCACATTTGGGTGTGAATCCCCCGCATCAAATTGATCAAATTTTTGGTAGATGGATTACAACGGAATCATATTTTTTTATATTTTCATGTTATTGTTTGTTGTAAGGGGTGAATAAAAATTATTATTTTTTTTACGAGGAAATTACTACTTCTAACTATCGTTAAAGAGAATAAATGCTTATTTCGTTGGTATCAGTGAAAAGGGTGTATAAAATACTATACTCTGGTGTAAAGGATTCTATACAGATGTCAGGTGAAATAAGTATAATATACTTGAGGTTATAATATAGTATTATTATATTGTTTTAAAGAAGAGGAGAATATGTCTATGATTCATAGGTTAAAGATAGATCAGGTATATTTAGACAATTTAATTAGTGGTGACAAGAAGTGTGATGTACGTATAAACGACAAAGACTACCAGAAGGGTGATATTTTAGAGTTTAAGGAATACAAGTCTAATGGTAAGGTATTCACTTATCACTTTAGGATTACGCACATTCATTATTATATAGGTTTAAGTTTTAATCATGTAGCTCTTTCTTTAGAGAGTAAAAAGATTATGGACTGGTAATGACATAGGAGGGTTATTTAATGGTATCAGAAAAGACCTTTGGCAATGGCAAGAAGGTAGTAGGTTTCCGGGAATTAGTAGACCATGACACGGGAGAAGTTGTTTTGACAGCAAATATGGATATTTACAAGACAGACGTAAATTGGGAGAAGGTATGGTTAGACAATTTGATGTATGCGATCAACCTTGTTTCGGAGAAGTCTGGCAAGATATTGATGTATTTCATTGAGAACAGAGATTATGAGAACAAGGTATTGGTGAACAAAGAGATGGTGATACGTCACACGGGTATATCACGAGGTACTGTTTACCCTGTCATCAAGAAGTTGATAGAGGGTAATATCATCAAGCAGTTAGAGTTAGGTTTTCAGGTAAACCCCAATGTAATTTTCAATTCACAGGCAGCNCGAAAGAAAAATATCCAGAGGATGGATGTTGTGTTAAGTTATTACGATTCGAAGGTAAAGGGTCAGAAGAGTTCACATTATACGGAGGCGGTGTGATGGAATCTAATAAAGTTTTATCAGAGATGGGTGAGAAGACTTCTTTGTATGAGAAGAAATTTGAGCTTGACAGCGATGGTGTATCGGTTATTGTCACAGAGAAGTTTAAGACTATTGAAGAATTTGAGAAGCGTACAGGGTGTATTTTTTATCCAAAGGTATCAAAGGAGGATTAGTTATGATGATAAGTAAGTGTTGTGGTAAGGCTATCATTAAGAGCAAGAACCCAGGATGGACATGGCAATGTAGTAAGTGTGGGGAGTGTTGCGATGCAAAAAAGTGATGTTATTAATATAAACAGACAACTTCGCCGAGCACGTGTTATGCAGAGTTATTATTTAGACAGAGACAACATGCTTTATGAGTATTATAGAGGTTTAGAGAAGGGTCTTGAGATGGCAGCTATTACTCTCAATTTTTCTCACCCTTTAGAAAGAGATGTTGTAGTAGAGTCTGATGCTGTATTAGAGATTATAAACCACCCACCAACTCTTGTTGCTATCGCAAGAGGGGTAACCCCAAAACAAATAAAGGAGAAATTATGATAACAAGTTTTGATGAATACCTTATTGCAACGAGTGAAACGGCTATATATCCTGATGGAGAAGAGGGTGTCACCTATCTGATAATGGGCATCGTTGGTGAATCGGGAGAGGTTTGTAACAAATTAAAGAAAGCTTTACGTGGTGATTATAAGCTAACAGCACAGAAGAAGAAAGAGATAGGCAAGGAGCTTGGTGATATATGNTGGTATCTATTTCAGTTATTAAAGCGTTATCGCAGGAAGCCTTCTGACTTCATCCCGGATAGCATCGAGATTTATGAGAGTCGTCATAAGAATCTTGATATCAAGTATATAAACAGAAATTCAGTTCTTCTTGCTCATATGTGTTCTTCTTTTGGCGAGCGTTATTTTGTTAGTGTGGTACGTGCCGGTACTGTAAAGGAGTTTTTTTGTATGGTCTTAAACACGCTCTCCGTAATGGCAAACCAGCTTGATATAAATCTAATCGATGTATTGAATAATAATATCAATAAGCTTAGTGTTCGTAAGAAGGAAGGTGTCTTGCAGGGTGATGGTGATAATCGTACTTTAGAGTTGATTGATATAGACTATTTGCCATATGATGGTATGCAGGCATTTATTGTAAAGCGTAAGTTAGGCTGTTCATTTCATCCGCATATAAAGGCTTCTTTTGACAGAGACAACGGTGTTAAGTTCACGATAGATGATAAAATATTACGAGTAATCTGATGCCTGTTTATCGAAAGGCAGAGAGTAGAAAAGGTGCTCCTAAGTACAACCACATTCCTATCTTTAAGGATAAGAAAGAATATGAAGAGTGGTTTCTTAAAACGGCTGGTGTGGTACCAGAGTTAAAATATTGGAAGGAATGCGAGGTCGGTGAATGGGCATTAGCTGATGATGGTGGTGTCACGCAGATAGTGGGTCGTTTCAGAGGTACTAAGTCGAGGATAAAAGTGAGCACTGCCGTAGGGATATTCCTTATCAAGGTACGCATGAATGAGGGCGAAGAGGAATATGTTGATGTAAATAAGCCTCCTTATGTGATGGATACTGATTTAGACAAGCATCCTGTCCGTTATACCTTTTCTGGCAAGAAGGAGCATGTTCAGTTAAATAGTAAGAAGCTAAAGAGATATATTCATTGTGTTGCATTTAGGTATGGACGAAAAGACGGCTTTCTCTATCGCTTATGCCAATGACAAAGTAAGTAAATCATATCTTTATAAAATCAAAGAAAGCCCAGAAGTACAGGAGAAAATTATGAGTGAGATGACAGATATAGCGTCTATAATTGGCATAGACCATCAGTATATATTAGAACAAAAGAAGAAGTTGATAGAAGATGAGAATATCAATGATGACCTAAAGAATAACATCCTCAACCATCTTGGTGAGCAGATAGGCACTTTCAAGTCGGAGAAGGCTATTAGTGCTTCTACTCAGCAGCTTAGTTTTCCGGGTTTCCAAATAAAGAGCACTCCTGTTCCTATGAAGGAGATACAAGAGGGTCCGGCTAAAGAGGACGAATAGCTTGGCAAATATAATAAAAAATCCTTTTGCTCTTACCAACCAAGAGCAAGAGGATATTATTGTTGGTGGCTATCAGTCTACATTCACCTTCGCTCAGAAATTTCTTCCTGATTTCAGCAAGAGCATTTCTCCTCCAGCACATAGAGAGACCTTTCTTGCTTTTGATGCTCCTGATACGACACCTGTTGTGTTGATCTGCCATCGTGATATGAGTAAGACTACGATGACAAAGGCACTTGTTCTGAAGAAGTTGCTGTATGCTAAGAAAGCTAAGGAATGGGGTCTTGGTGAGGCACGTCAAGAGTTCATCGGGTGGTCATCATCCAACCAAAACAAATCACAGAACAACACATCTTATGTGAAGCAGTTCATTGAGCATAGTGATCTGATAAAATATTTCTTTGGTAACCTAAAGGGTAAGAAATGGTCAGCGGAGGCTATAGAGACTATCTATGGTGATCGTCTTACTTCCTACGAGTAACATCAGCTCTCTACGTGGTGAGTACTGTTGCCAATGTGGAGACAGGTGCGGAGAGATATTCTATTATCGTTGCTGATGATAGCGAGAATGAGGCTAACAGCATCACTGATAGTGCCAGAGAGAAGTTCAGCTCATTGATAATAAAGGGTATGTTACCTGCTATCGAGAAGGGGCAGATAGGAAATAAGTTTATTTTCATCAACACCCCGATACATTATGCTGGTTTCACNCANCAGATGATAGAATTATATGANAAGACGACATCTGACAAGCATCTGCAAGAAAATATAGCATGGAAGATCCTTTTTTATCCTGCTATCGTGCCACGTGAAGAGGGTAAGAAGTATGACAAGCGAGATATCGTTGATTCGGACATCTTACCCCAGGGAATTTACAATTGGANAGACAGNATNGACAANGNATANCTTGAAAACTCCTACCCATTTAGCCGAGCAGAGCCCAGAGGGTACTTCGGGTTTCTACCAAGAGTATATGCTTGAGGTACAGAGTGCTGAGAATGCTACTTTTGGTCGTAAATACATAAAAAACCACAAAGGAGTGTATTCTTATCGCGATAGGCAGTCATATATCACGATTGATGGGGAAGATATCCCGATAAATTGCTTTGGTGGTTGTGACCCGGCAACAGATATAGACACTAAGGATTCTGATTTCTCGGTGATGCTTGTAAGTGGTATTGATGCGGAAGGCAATGTATATGTTTTACATTATGAGAGGCATAAGAATATCCCGACATTAGGTATTCGCAATGAAAAAGACGAACTTGTAGGTAAGAAAGGAGTCGTTGACCANATCCTTTCATTGTATAACAGTTTCCATTGCAGGAGTTTTACTGTTGAAGATGTTGCGATGACACGCTCTGTCTTTCAGGGATTGAATCAGCGTAGAGAAATATTAAAAAACTAATGGTCAGCTTATTATTCCTATCAAGCCAGGTGGTCAGGAGAAGATAAACAAGATTTATACAGGGTTATTGCATTATTTTAGTGCTGGTAAGATTTTTACTAGGAAGAGCCATCTTGCTTTAGAGGAGGAGATCATTCGTTTTGGTAAGAGGATGCGGCATGACGATACCATTGAGTCATTATATTTCTCGATAAAGAATAGTTACAAGCCTACTGCGAACAGAAAGGCTTCTCTGGCGAAGAAGAAAAAACGTAGGAGCAGACCATGGTATTTGAGATAGTTATTTGACAGATTGTATTTGTATGCGTAATGTTATTTAAAAAAAAAGGGATTCAACGACATGGATAATAAGAAAAAAGCCGAGATAGCATACCTTTTATATCAGAGGTCTGACACTCAGGCGAGGCGTTTCCATCAAAAAAATGTTTCACAGGCAAGAGATTTCTTTTTCAACGTACAGCTTAGTAAAGATGAGCAGGAAATGCTTTCTGGTAGTGGTATGCCTGATTTCATCATCAATAGGATTACGGCTATCATAGAGATGATGATGTATTTCATTATTGGTGGTAACCCCAAGTGGGAGGCGAAGGGTCTTGATGGCTCTGATACTGATTTTGCTGAGGCTATTAGTGCTCTTCTTCAGCATGGCTATAATATTTCCAATGGCAGGCAGAAACTTGCTTCTTGTGTAAGAGATTGCTTAGTGGAGTCATTGGGTGGCTTGGTCGTTACTGTTGATCCTGATAAAGATTTCGGTCGTGGTGAGGTTGTGATAGATTATATTCAACAGAAAGATATCTTCATCGATCCCTCCTCTACTGATCTATTTTTTCAAGATGCTGGATATATTATTATTAGAAAGCTTATATCGAAGACCAAATTAAAAAGGATGTTGCCGGAATATGAATCACAAATAGATAAAGTAACAGGTTCTGCTTTCTTTTCCGGGGGGAATTATTCGGAGAGGTCTAACGAAGGAGGTGAAACGCTTTACCCGGAAGAGATTGTGGAAAATGTAGATCCTAAAACGGCTGAATATGAGAATGATGTAGAGTTTTTAGAGACATACAGAAAGGTTAAGAAACGTTATGTACGTGCTTTTATCGTAAAAAAGCCTTCTGATGAAGAATTAAAGCAGATAACGGAAGGTATAGAGGTTGCAGTCAAGGAAATGGAGATTGAAGCCGCTGTAAAAATCCAAGAGATGCAAAAGGAGATGGGCGAGGCTGTACAGGCAGGGAAGATGATACCTGCTCGTATGCAACTTGAGATTCAGAAAGCACAAAAACAATTTAAAGAGAATATCGCTAAGTTCAGAGACAGGCAATATAGTGATTTGAGAAGTGAGGCAACGAAAGTAGTAGAACAAGACTTGTCAATAGCTGAATTTAAAAAGCTAAACAAGAATGATGAAACTTTTCGTAAATATTTAGCTGGTCATAAAGAATATTACAAGACATTCATCAATAAGCAATGTACTGTAGGGTCAGATGTATTCATCTATGAAGAAGAATTTGAGATGGAAGACTATCCCGTTCTTCTACTACCAGCGATATGGGCAAACACCCCTTATCCGCTGTCATTTGTACAGCTTATGATCGGTAAACAACGAGAGATAAACAAATCCCACCAGATAATGATTCATCATGCTAATTTAATTTCCAACCCTCAGATATGGTATCAAGAAGGGCAGATAGATCCCGAAGAATGGGAGCAAGACTCAAGTGCTCCGGGTGCATTATTGAAATGGAACAACACAGGTGATGGAACAACACCCGTAGAGAAGCCACCACAACAGCTAAATAGTGCTTTTTATACCATCACTCAAGAGGGTAAGTCTGATCTTGAATATCTTGGTGGTATATCGGTGAGTTCTATGGGTATGGTTACTCAGGGTCAGCAAGAGACTTATCGTGGCTTGGTGGCACAAGATGAGTTTTCCACACGTAGGATAAAGCAATGGGTAGAGACAGTCCTTGAGCCATTCTTATCATTACTTGGCAGGGTTCAGCTTCGTATGGGGCAGTTGACATATGACACCGAGAAAGTCTTTAGTATCGTTCAGCCACAAGGCACAAAAGACAAGAGGTATAAATTAAATGTGCCGTTATATTCAAATTATGGTGAGGTGATAGGACGTATCAATGACATTCGCCAAGTGGGATATAACGTAGCCATCGTCTCAGGGTCAACGAAGCCTATAAATCGTTTAGCTAAGGAAGAACATTACTTTAAATATTTCCAAGCAGGCTTGTTAGATGATATTGCTATGACTGCCGAGACAGATATATCCAATAAAGAAGCATTATTAAGACGCAAGAGTATATACAGTGAACTCAGCCAGAAAGTCGAGCAGATGCAGAATGTCCTTAAAGATAAAGAGGGTACTATCGAGACTCTTGAGAGACAACTTGTGCAGGCAGGTATCAAGGCTAAAATCAATGAGGCTGATAAGAAGATACACAAATCTGTTGTCAATGAAGAAGAGCAGATACGTGCTAACAAAGAGATTGCCTTAAATAGGATGGGTGAAGAGGTGAAGAGGACAAAGCAGAATGTTGACTCCTATCTTGGAGAGCTCAAGCAGAAGCAGTCTATTGACAAAAATAAATAATCTTAATAGTATTACATAAACACGAAGGGAAATAAGATGGGAAAAGTAAGTAAAGTGGACGAAAACACTTTAAATAGTTTTTTTAACGGTATGGATGTGCCAGATCCGGCAACCCTTGCAGAAGAAAATGCAAATAAAGGTGATGGAGAAAAGGTTGTTTCTCGCGAAGAGTATGAAGCGATAAAGAAAGAATTGAATGACACAAAATCCAAATATGGTGCCTCATCAGCAAATGCCAAAAGGTTACATGAGAAGACTCAAGCTTTTGAAAAGTATTCTCCTATATATGATCTTTTAGAAAAAGACGAAGGTGCTGTAAATGCTCTTAGCAATTACATCAATAAGAATCAAAGTGTACAAGATTCTGTCAAGGCAGAGCTTGGGTTAGATTCTGATTTTGAGTATAGCGAGCAAGATGCTGTGAATAATCCCGATAGTGATTCTGCAAAAGTCATGCAACGCATGATGGAGATAACAGCAGAGAAAGTTTCAAATAAAAAAGCTCAAGACCAAGAGGCTAAATTTGCAGCCGACAAACGTAGGGAAGTTTTACATGCGGAAGGTCAAGACTTAAAGGCTAAATACAACCTCAATGAAGAAGATTTTAATAGTTTTATTGATAAGGTAAATAGCCACAAAATGACACTTGAAGACTTGTATTTAGTTATCAACAAAGACAAGGTTCAGGAAAACTTAGTAAATAACATTGTTAAAGAAAAATTAGGTAATAATAGTCAGAGCCGTAGGTCTCTTGCTTCTGTTGGTGATTCCGCAGATAAGAGTGTTGAGTCATCCATCATGGATGTGCTTGTCTCTGTTGATCATGGAACAGATAAAGAGAAGGGCTTGACAGATTTCTTTAACGCATAATGGAGAAATAAAATGAGTATTAATGCCATTAATGATCTGACTGGTTTAACCCAGTCAACGGCAGGTAATTCAACACCCACAATGGATACGGGTGATCTGCGTAGACAGTTTAATTTTGGTTCCAAAGAATTTGCAAGACTAGATCCATCGCAACAACCCTATGTTCACATCTTATCTTTGTTCCGCAACGATCCTGTTGATGACTCAGAGTTTAAATTTGTAGAGCGTAGACCATCTTTTGACAAACGTTTTGGCTATGTGATAGGTCATGGACCGAGTAGTATCAGTAAGACTACTGGTGTAGGAGCTTCAACTATTACAGGTGGTGCTGTTAGTGAAGGTAGTACATATTGGTTTCGTATAGCCACCGATTATGACTATAATGGTAATATCGGTGTTCGTGTTGGAAAAGGTGGATTAGTTCCAGATGTGAGTGATGCCACACGTCCGCGCTTTATTATTGTTGGTACTGTCTTAACTATTAAAGTTGCTGTAAATAATACCTGGGCTACAAACGTTTATAATGGAACGACTTTTACAAATGCTACTATTGTACCTGATAACTTTATCAATGCAGAAGTTGTTACGGTTACCAATNNAACAGGGCATGTTGATATAACATGCAAAATTGTTAAAGGTATTACTTCTCAGTGTGAATTGACTTCTTTCTATGATGCTATAACTCCTATGGATTCTGGTACATATGCTCCTAATATGTATCCGCAAGTCAGTGAGGAGTGGGGTCTTGAATCAAAGCGTTGCAGAGTAACAGGTAATAATTGGGCACAAGGTTCTGGATTACCAGACACTTGGATAGATCAGCCTTTTAGTGTTGGTCTTGGATTAACAAGCATCGTGAAGACTAAGATAGCCTTTGATGGAACCACGATGGCAACGGTATTAAAACTTGAGCCAAATGAATATCTTCGTACTTACAGAGAGAAGATGTTTGAGCATCAGGTAGATAAAGCCAATGCTATGTATTGGTCACATCAGCGTAAAGATACCTCTGGTGCTAAACCAAAGTTATTTACGCAAGGTACTATTGACTATGCTTTAGCTTTTGGTAATCAGTTTACTATTAGCACTAGTCAT